ATAAAGAACGTGCTGATAAAAATGAAGAGATGCATTATATGCAGGCAGTTTCTTCACTTCTAAAAGATACTGGTATTAAGACTACAATTATTAAGCAATATCTTCCTGCAATAAATGCTTTGGCGAATAAATATCTTGCAGCGATGGATTTTTTCGTGAACTTCAACTTAGACGAGAAGTTTAATGAAACTATAAAATCGCGTGGACGCGATAAATTCTCATATGCCTCGTTTAGTGAGGGTGAGAAACAAAGAATCGATTTGGCATTATTGTTCACTTGGAGAACGATAGCCAAAATGAAAAACAGCGCAAGCACCAACTTATTAATTCTCGATGAGGTGTTTGATAGTTCCCTTGATAATAATGGGACAGATTATGTTATGACTTTGTTGAACACGATCGGTGAAGACACAAATGTATTTGTGATCAGTCATAAAGGCGATCAATTGTTCGACAAATTCAGGTCGGTTATTAAGTTCGAGAAACGACAAAATTATTCGGTAATGGTATAATGGAATTATTAAAAATAGGTGATGACTTTTTAAAGAGAGAACCAAAAGAGTTTGACTTTGAAAAGGAAGATGCAAAAGAGTTGTGTGATAAACTCTTTGAAAAACAAAAGGAATTAGGAGGGATTGGTCTCTCTGCTAACCAAGTCGGTATAGATGCAAAGGTATTTGTATTCGGCGATGGTGAGTCATTAAAAAGATATATTATCAATCCGATAATTATCGGTGTAAGTGATGAACAAATTGCTATGCAAGAAGGTTGTCTATCACTTCCCGAAGTTTTTTTGATGGTAAAAAGACCAGTATCGGTAACATTGAAATATCAAGATGTTGAAGGTGCAGATGTCGTGGAGGAGTTTCACGAGTTGGCAGCAAGAGTTGTACTGCATGAATATGACCATATGTTAGGTCAGAACTTCACACAAAGAGTTTCAAAGTTAAAGCTGGAACGTGCTATCAAGAAGATTAGAAAAAAGGTTATGAAAAGAATAAGAGCGCAAGCAAAGCTGATTGATCAGCACAATCTTGCAGGATAGGAGAATAAAATGTCTGACGATTATGATTTTGGTTTTACAATTGTAGATGAAGACGAACTTGGTGTCGGTAGTACCGCATCACAACCAGTCCAAGCGGAAGTATCCTCTGATCAGATGGATGCTATTATGGACAAACTTGAACAGCTGGAGTCGAGAATACTTACAGCTGATAACTCAGGGATGATAAATGAGCATCGTGCTTTAGTCGAGCAAGATGTTGCAGGTAAATTAAGGGATGTAGAGGATCTTATCCTCCCATTACTATTGAACCTGAAGAAGAATCCTGAGAAAGACTATATCAAATGGGCTAACAGAACCGTTATTATTGATAAACAGATTGAAAAAATCAAAGCAATCACAAGATATTTCGAGCGTTTAAGCTAAAATACTGATATTTTTTTGCAAAAAAAGCAAAAAAACGCTTGACATTTTCCTCAAAATAAGCGAGAATAGGTATAAGAGTTGAGGAGAACCTAATGGAAATATCGCAAAAATCTACGTTAGCTAAATTACTGGCTACTGAGAATATTACGTTAGAGCATAAGAACGTACCGACTGCTTATTTCGATCTGAAAGAGCGTAAGGTCGTTCTTCCTGTTTTCAAAAAAGAAATGTCTGCTGACCTTTATGACCTTTTGATTGGTCATGAAGTCAGTCACGCATTGAACACTCCCCTAGACGGATGGCACGACAATGCTTCTGCTAAAGGTCGTGGCTACAAATCATTCCTGAACGTAGTTGAAGATGCTCGTATCGAGCGTGATATCAAAAAGCGTTTTCCAGGACTCACAAAAAGTTTCTACAGAGGATATCGTGAATTATACGAGTTGGATTTCTTCGGCATCGGCGATCGCGATATCAACACTTTCCCTCTAATCGATCGTATTAATCTATTCTTCAAGGTTGGTCAGTTTGCCAATGTTGAATTCACTGATGATGAGCAAGTCTTTGTTGACCGTATTACAAATGCTGAAACTTGGGAAGATGTCGTGGCTATCGCTAATGACCTATATGGTAAAGCTAAAGATGAACAGGATGAAGAAGAAGAAAACGTAACCACTGGTGGTAACGGTGATGAAGGCGAAGAGGGTGACCAAGAGTTTCCTGACATGCCTATGGAATCATCTGACTCTGATACTGAAGAAGATCCTGAAGAAGAAGAAGAGCAGGATGGCAGTGGTAATCCTAGCGATGAAGAGTCTGATAATGAAGATGGTGAACAGCAAGAAAGTGATGAAGAATCTGATGAAGAGTCTGAAAGTTCTACGATGGATGAATTTGAAGATGATAATGGTGAAGAACCTGCTTCTATCACTGATCAAAATTTTCGTAAGAATGAGGACAAACTTGTTGATGCTGGTTCTCCTGAAATGTTTTGGGTAAACTTCCCTAAACTTGATCACAAAAAATTCATTAATCTAAACCCATGGGATTCTATTGAAGAAGATCTTAGAAAAAGTATTACTTTCAATCTGTATGATAAAGAATATGATGGTTGTTACACTTCTGAATGCAGAGCAATTGATTTTGATGATGCAGTTGAAAAAATGAATAATGTGTTCAACAAAAAGAATCGTGCTTATATCAATATGATGGTCAATCAGTTTGAGTCTAAACGTAAAGCTAAGTCTTTGATGAAAGCACGTGAGAACAAAACTGGTGAATTGAATATGGATAAGTTGTGGGCAACTAAGTTGACTGAGGATGTTTTCCTATCGACTACTGTTGTTCCTGATGGTAAAAATCACGGTATGCTTATGGCTATCGACTTCTCTGGATCCATGTGGAATAAAATGGCTGGTACTATTGAGCAGTTGCTAGTCCAGATTGCCTTCTGTAAAAAAGTAAACATTCCTTTTGAGGTTTACTCTTTCACTAATAATCGTGGCAATGACAAAATAAAGCATGCAATTGATAATCAGAAGAAAGGTGACCTTCAGCTGGTTGATCAAGACTTGCATATTATGCGTCTTATCCACTCTGGTGCTGGTAAGAATGAATACAAGAAAGCATTTAACATGCTCTTGGTTATGATGTCTGGTTACTCTTCTTACAAAAACCGTCAAGAGGGTGAACCGTTCTGTGACAGTTACAGCTTCCCTCGTGATTTGAATCTTGGCGGTACACCTCTTGACCATATGGCTCTGTTGATGAGACCTATCGCGTTGGAGTTTCGTAAGAACTACGGTATTGATGTCTTGAATACTTTATTCCTGACTGATGGCGGTAACACTGGTGCACTCGGTATGGGTGAGGTTGATGATTCTGGTGGTTACAAGTGGAGAAAAACTGCTCGTGATGTCTATGCTCCAAATGGTGCAGTGGTCGCTATCCGTGAAAATGGTATGACGACTCTTGGTAATCCTTCTGGACATATGTGGCAGAAAAGATTCTCTGATCAGGTTTGTGAAGCTGTGATTGCTCACTATGACAGGACAACTGGTTCTAGGACTGTAAACTACTTCCTTGGTGAAAACAATAAACATCGTAACAAACAGATATGGCAGGATGTCAAAGGTTGGTCTTTTGAGAAAGATGCCGAGTTTGCTGATGAATGGAGAAAGAACTGGTTGGGTGATGGTTTCCTAGAGGTTAATGGTATGAATGGTTTTGCTAATGCATTCATCCTGAAATCTTCAGATCTTGGTCATGATGAAGAACTTGAAATCGCTGGTGATGCAGAAAACAAAGGTGCACTGCTTCGTGGGTTCAAAAAGTTTCAGAAAAACAAGACTAATTCTAGGAAATTTTTATCTAAATTTATTGAAAAAATCGCTTGACTTTTGGAGTAAAATAAGCGAGAATAGAGTATTACTTAATGAGAGAGGTATATTATGAGTAAAGTAAATCGTGAGATCTTGATAAACGCTCTGGGTGAGCAGAATCAAGAAACCTTTACGCGACCAGAGGTCGCTAAAATTGTCGAGGATCTCGGCATTTCTTATCCGCACTGGTTCTTTAGAGAGAACAAAATCGGTTACAATAAATACGCTGTTGATGTAGCAGGACTAAAAGTCGTGGCGAGTAATCCTACTCCCCAGTCTGCACCTGCTCCAGTCGAGGATGCTAAGATTGTGACCCAAGCAAAACTTGCGGTTCAAGTTGATAACCTAATTCCTGTGGTTGACCCAACGTATGTTGCGTTTGGTTTCCACAGAGATCTGACCAAGATTATTAAGTCTGGTCTATTTTATCCCACGTTTATTTCTGGTCTGTCTGGTAACGGTAAGACCACTATGGTTGAGCAGATCTGTGCTAAGACCAAGCGTGAGGCAATCCGTGTCAATATCTCTGTTGAGACTGACGAGGATGATTTGATTGGTGGTAATACTCTGGTCGATGGTAACGTAGTTTACCGTGAAGGTCCAGTGCTTACTGCTATGAAGCGTGGTGCGGTTCTAATTCTTGATGAGTTAGATCGTGGCTCTAATAAGCTGATGTGTCTTCAAGCGATCCTTGAAGGTAAACCATACTTCAATAAAAAGACTGGTGAGATGGTTGCTCCGTCTGCTGGTTTTAACGTCATTGCGACTGCTAATACTAAGGGTCGTGGATCTGATGATGGTAAGTTTATCTCTGCCCAGATCCTTGATGAAGCATTCCTAGAAAGGTTTGCTATTACTGTTGAGCAACAGTTCCCTTCTGAAGCACAAGAGAAAAAGATTGTGCTCGGTAAGATGGGTAAAGTTGGTAAAGTCGATGAAGACTTTGCTGAGAAACTTGTCCGTTGGGCAGATGTGATCAGAAAAACCTTCTCTGAAGGTGCTATTGATGACCTTGTTTCTACTCGTAGGATTGAGCATATCGTGAATGCTTACGCTATGTTCGATAATAGGCTGAAAGCCATCGAGTTATGTGTTAATCGTTTTGACGAAGATACTCGTGCTGCCTTCATTGACCTTTACACTAAGGTTGATGCTGGTCTCCACGAGGATGATGAACTTGTCGTTGATCAACCGAGCGAAGATGACTCGGTTGACTCCGACTTCTAAGAGAAAGTGATTAATGAATGGCTTATCTACCAAACAAAGCAGCGGTCTATAAGTATAATTTGGAGAAACGAATGTCAAAAAGTATGGAAATAACACCACAAGAATATGGACTTGTTGACTACAAATATAATGAGGGTGATAATATTGCCCAACTTCAAGCGTATGTCGACGCCACTTATGGTGAACATTATTCCGTCAATAAGTTTCAAGCCACCGAGTTTATAATCGATGGTGGTCATGGTGAAGGGTTTTGTATTGGAAACATTATGAAATATGCCCAACGCTATGGCAAGAAAGATGGATATAATCGCAAGGATCTGATGAAGGTCTTGCATTATGCCTTGATTGCACTTCATGTCCATGATATGGAACACGAAGATGGCTAAAGTTTTGGTCGCTATCCTGACCAATGGGAAACCTGAGAAGTTAGTTCGCTGTTTGCAGTCCGTGAACTCAAACTCCTCTCCTCACGAGCGGATTGTCGTTATTAATACTCAAGATAGCGACTATCTTTCTCAGGCGACCCAACTTTCTTTTGATCACGGATTTCCAGTAAAGATTACAGAGTCCAATGGCACTCCTGGATTTGGGAAAAATTCTGTGCTCAAAACATTCCTTGAGACTGATGCAGATTATCTACTTCAGATCGATGGGGATGATTATATTTCAGACACGTGTGTTGCTCGATTACATGAGGAGATCGAGAACAATGAGTTTGATGTTGCATGCCTTACAAATGGCTATGCACTTTCCCCAACTGGGAAACAGATTACATTAGAGCAGATAGAGAGTCTGCCAAAGATTTTACGACTCGGATCTAAATGGGATAAAGAAGAACTGGATTTCTATTATAGATATAAAGAGTTTATTCGTTCGCAGACACTGAATGGTGAACCATTCAATCGGTATCTCCTGATCAGTCGTAAAGCTGCAAAGATAAAATTCAATGAGAACCTCGACATAGCAGAGGATCTTTTACATTTCCTTCAGATTAAAAATGTTATGAAGGTGCACGAAGTTTCTTCTAACGAAGATGACTTCCTGTATATGTATGACTTTTCCGATGATGGACAGGTCATGAATTCAATCAAAGATAAAAGTATGTTAAAAAATATACGAGCGATGATGTTAGAATATAATACTATGAATATGCAACAACCACAACAACAACAAGATCTTCCTACAGAGGAAGAACTCAAAGAACTTAAAAAGCAACAACAAGATCCAAGGCATAATCAAGAGTGAATAGAGTCGCAATCACAGGTATTGGCATTGTTGATAATCTGGGGACAAATCCAAATGAATGTTTCCAGAATATGATTACAGATGATTATGTCCATCCAATAGATTATGAAACTGAGATTGAGTCGCTCAAAGGATTGAAATGTTTTAAAACACGTGAACCTGAATGGATAGTTCCAGAAGGTATGCGTGTGCCATTACATAACTCTTTGACGGTAGCATCTAAGAATGCTTTACACGTCATACAACAAGCAACTGAACATATGGGAAGAGTTTGCAAGGGTGTTGATTATACTCGCTCAACCAATGTGGCAGTTGTATTCAGTTCCCTTGCTGCAAAACCGCAGACTGAAGCTGGACCATTTGTTGATAAGTTGAGAGGTGGCAAACGTCTATCTCCTCGAACTGCTGTTCAATATCTAAATGACTTTACAGCTGGATTGATCAGTCAAACATTTGACTTTCGTGGAGCATGTGTCAGTATGGATGCTGCATGTGCAACTGGTTTATACTCGATTGATTACGCTATGCATCTGCTCAAGACTCACGACTATGTCGTTGTCGGCGGTACAGATACTCCAGCAGTTGACGATGATATGTATTTGTTTAATCAGTTGGGTGCACTTGGTACAAAGTCCAGCCCATTCGATAAAACTCGAGATGGGTTTATTATGGGCGAGGGTGCAGGATGTTTGATGTTGGAGAAAGAACATAACGCTATTGCTCGTGGAGCAGATATTCTTGGATACATTCATACAGTATCACATCATACAGATGGACAACTAGGATCTCCAACTTCTCCTGATTTGAGTATGACTGGAGCAATATCTTCTATGAGAGAAGCTACCTCTGGTCTTGATAAAGATAGAATTGGTTTTGTAAATGCTCATGGCACATCAACTCCTGTTGGTGATGATTTAGAATATGGAGCCATACAACAAGTCATTCCTGAAACTCCTGTAATAAGTTTCAAGTCTAAGATTGGTCATTCACTCGCATCGAGTGGTATCAATGAAACAATATATTCGTTAATGTGTTTACAAAACTCAGTAATACCGAAAAATTTTAATATTGATGAGTGTGATTTAGAATTTGTCTATAAATATTCTCAGAAACTCAATAAAAATTTAGCGGTAAAGAATTCATTTGCCTTTGGTGGCAAATCTTCTACACTGGTTTTGGAAGTATGATAACAGAATATATTGGTAAGCGTACAGGATATTTACACACGATAGTATATATCGCGTGCACCTTACTGACATTAGTCTATCTTCCTACATTATCGTTCCTACAATTTTTATGTTGGGCGATAGGCACAAATCTTCTGGTAGGATATTTGATATCAGGATTTCAACATAGGTATTGTTCACATAAGTCGTGGCAACCCAGTCGATTTGTCGAGGGATTAAGTGTATTCCTTACAACATTCTTTTTGCTCACTCCCTGTATGGGTTGGGCATCAGTCCACAGACTTCATCACAGGTACACAGATACAGAAAAGGATCCACATGGAAACGTACATAGTATTTTCGATAATTTTATGGTATTCAATATTAATCCTCCAGTAACATCAATCCCTAGATGGATGATCAGAGATAGACTGTATGGTTTTCAAGCAAGATATTATTGGGAGATCGGTTTGCTCTCTGGAGCATTAATGTTTTTACTTGGTTATGGTATGTTATGGGCATCGGTAATAGCAGTGGCATATATTTTTCAAGTTACATTAAATATTCTCGGACATCCTGAGAGGAGTCCAGTTAACAATGCATTATTGTCTGTGTTATATAGCGGTGAATTATATCATAAGAATCATCATCAGAAACCAGCTAGACCACAGTTCGGTTTGATAGATGCGCCATACCAATTTTTTATAAGGTTTCTGGATGTTCGTAAGGATAGATAGTCAATCTAAAATAGATAACAAATTATTTGATATGTGTGAGAGTGCTCATCAAAGTAAAGATCCAACTGCTAAGAATATAGAAAGGCGTGGCTGGATAAATCGACCTGAAACATTATTGCATCAAATATTCAAACAAAAGGTTTATGATGAAGGTGGATATTTTGCTTATGAAGAAGGTTCAAGATATCTGGGTGGAATGGGATTCTATCCATTTGAAGAAGATAAAAATATATTCGTTTGTCCAGTAAGATTATATGTTACTCCAGACCTTAGTTTGAAAAAAAGTATGAGAGTAATTCAACAACTGGTGGCACATGTAGTGAACCATGCAAAAGATAATTATCGTGCTATGATATTTTTTGTAAATGAACATAACAAATGGAGATTGAAAAGTATGCCACATACAGTCAATCCTAAAAAAAATCCATATGCTGTGTTCCCGAATCTGGAGACAAAGCAGTATGATAAAACGGTGTCATATAAATTTACTGATCAGACTGCAGTCTATCTTGATTACAGCGATTATGAAAAAGAGATTTTAAAATGTCTAAAAAAAATTACTATTTAGATTACATTATAGTCCGTAAGGATTTATCCCATGTATTTGGTGCTTCTAATTTTAATCCAATTATTCATGAGATGATAGCAGAAGCGGAAAAGATATATGCCGAAACTGGTGCAGAAAAAACTTATGATATGTCTCATGATGGAAAGATTTTAACAATTACAGTAAAATTCAAAACTCTTGAGAGTCGAGATGCTGTTGTTAAATTGTGGCATGACAATGTCGCAAAACAAAAGGAATTTGTAGATGACCACGATCATCTCGAATTTGATGTGAAAATTTATGAAACTGATGCTTGACATTTTAGTTGAGTTGATGTATTATAATGACAATATTTGAAAGAAAGAGGAAACTATATTATGAATATTTCAAAACCAACACTTGAAGTCTTAAAAAACTTCGCAACTATTAACACGAACATCCTAGTTCGTGAAGGTAATACTCTTGCCACTATTTCTAATGGTAAGAACATATTCTCTCGAGCCACAGTGACCGAGTCCTTCAGTAAGGAATTCGCGATTTATGACCTCAACTCATTGTTGGGTTTGCTCACATTCACTGAGAATCCTGATCTGGATCTTGGCGACGAGAGTCTTAAAATCAACAGCGGTGGTGCAGAGTTCGAGTATTTCTATGCCGATCCTAGCATCATCGTTGCTGCACCTGACAAGACTATTGAAGTCGATAACTTTTATGAGTTTGAGATGAGCAAAGATGAAGTCACGAATATTACTCGTGCTGCATCTGTAATCAGTGCACCTGTACTGAGTGTTGTCGGTAAAGATGGTAAAGTTACTTTGTCTGTTGGCGATCCGTCAACTCCTAGAAGTAATACTTTCCGTCAAGTAATTGGTGAGACTGACAAAGAATTTGATTGCAGACTCGCTGTCGAGAACTTCAAAGTGATTGCAGATACTTACAAAGTGGTATTGTCACAGAAGAAGTTTATGTTCCTCGAGAACAAATCAGGTTCAATGAAATACTGGTTGGCTCTCGAACCTAACTCAGTAATCTAACGGAGATTAGAATGCCTTTATTTCCTCACCGCATTCCCAATGTGGTACATCATGTCCGCGTAAAAGACGAGGACGGCAATTTTGAGTGGACTCATCCGACTTCACATGAGATTGTAGGACGTGGGAAGAATATCATCTTCTCACTTCCTGGAGCATTTACACCAACTTGCTCTACTTATCAGCTTCCTGATTTTGAGAAACTATTTCCAAAGTTTCAGGAACACGGTATTGAAAATATTTTTTGCCTATCAGTAAATGATACATTTGTCATGAACTGCTGGGCAAAAGATCAGAATCTGAAACATGTCAAAGTCATCCCTGATGGCTCTGGTCAGTTTACAGGTTCAATGGGTATGGACGTTTACAAAGATAATATTGGTTTTGGTGTTCGTTCTTGGCGATATGCAATTATCGTAGAGAACTTTGAAATCACAAAACAGTTTGTTGAACGTGGTTTCATGCATAATGCTGAAGACGATCCATACGGTGTTTCATCGCCACAAAACATTCTTGACTTTTTAGATGGTAAAGAGTATGATGCTGGTGGTGAACAATTGCAATTGAACCTCTCAGACGGAGTGGGTTCAGAAGATAAAATCGGATAGGAGTATTATATGATAAAAGATGAATTTCTCTGGGTTGAAAAATACAGACCACAAAAACTGAGCGAGTGTGTCCTTCCCTCCTCTCTCTTGGATACATTCCAACAGTTCGTGGACTCTGGAGAGATTTCAAATCTATTATTATGTGGTACTGCTGGCACGGGAAAGACGACGGTTGCTCGTGCGTTGTGTAACGAATTAGGATGTGACTATATTATTATAAATGGCTCTGAGGAGTCTGGCATTGATGTTCTTCGTACGAAGATAAAAGACTTTGCCAGTACTGTTTCCTTTGAAGGAAAGCCGAAGGTAGTCATTCTTGACGAAGCAGATTATCTGAATCCAAATTCGACACAACCTGCTCTCCGTGCATTCATTGAAGAGTTTTCTTCAAACTGTCGGTTCATATTCACCTGTAATTTCCGCAACAGGATTATTGAACCACTGCATAGTCGAACTACGGTCATCGATTTCAAACTTGGTAAGTCTGACCGACAAAAGATGGCATCACGTTTTATGAAACGTATGACATCTATTCTAGATGGTGAAGGTGTAGGATATTCTGAAAAAGTCCTTGCTGAACTTCTGATGAAGCACTTCCCAGACTATCGACGTGTACTTAATGAATTGCAACGGTATAGTGTGTCTGGAAATATTGACGAGGGGATTTTATCTAATCTCTCCGAAGTCAATACCAAAGCACTTATTGATAGTCTGCGAGATAAAGACTGGAAGAAGATGCGACAATGGGTTGCCAACAATGTTGATGCAGATCCACAAGGCGTGTATCGTAAAATATATGATACACTAATTGATAAAGTTGCACAAGTTCCCCAGTTGGTTTTACTTATCGCAGACTATCAATACAAAGCAGCATTTGTTGCTGATCAGGAAATTAATCTTACAGCATGTCTAACGGAAATTATGGCTAATGTTGAATTTAGAAGTTGATATAAAAAATGCAAATGAAACTACTGCTGAACTCGTCGCAGAGGCAGTGTTAGAAAATCTAATTGTAGTAATTAAAAATCAAGACCTCACTCCAGAGGAACAAGTTCGCTTCTGTAAAATGATTGGTCAAGTTGAAGACTATCATGAAAATGAACTTGTAAAAGATTTTACAAAACCAATCGCACTTACTCAAAATGTTCTCCGTGTAACAGGAGAAAAAGATGAAGATGGTAATGAAGGGTTATTTGGTCATGCATCAGAATTAGACTGGCATGCAAATCAAGTATCTCGACACGACAGATATCCTCTTATATGGTTATATGCTGTCAAAGGTAGTGAAGGTTCTCAAACCAGTTGGTTAAATATGGCTAAAGTTTGGGAAGCATTAAGTGAGGAACAAAAAGAAATTGCAAAGACAAAACAAATTTGGTGTGGATATGAAAAAGGTCGTGTAAGTGAAAGTGGATATTTTCTCGACCACGTTGGTGAAAAACCACATAACATATATCATAAAAATGCAGCAGGTGTTGAAGGTTTATTTTTTCCATTCTTACAAATATTCAATGAAGAATGGGATCCATTTTTTGATGAATTAAAAGAGATTGCACTCGATCCATACTTTCAATATCATCACTTCTGGAAAGATGGTGATATCGTGATCAGTGAACAATGGCTCTCATTGCATAAACGCTGGGAGTTTGAACATATGGATAAAAGATTATTGCATAGAATTGCATTTGACTACAGGAATATAATATGACACCAGAAGAAATACAAGGTTACTTAGTAATATTTACACCACTGATTATGACTATCGTTGCTATGAGTATTTTTACTTTACAAGATAAGAAGATTAAAACTTATAGACTCGGTGACATAGTAAAAGACCAAGCACCCAAAATAACTCCAGGAAAATTTGACATGCAGGGTACGGTGCAATATACTAAAGGTGACAATACATAATGCTAGAAGGAATGGGCGACCCAGTCGTAAAGGTCGATGAAGAAGAATTTAAAGTAAAGAAAAAGGCAATCAGTCCTTTTGATTTTGTCAATGCAATCCATCACACCAAAGCTGATATGATTGTTGATGACTGGTCTGAAAAACAATACAATCCATACATCGTAAACAAAGCATTGAGTTATGGTGCAGATACGGTCATCGCTTGTAATGAAATGAACAGCAGACCACACATTGAAAAAAGACCACAGTTTGATTTTCTCAAAGCAGTTGTCCGTCCAAAGAAAAGATTTAACAAGTGGTTAAAGCCAGTAAAAGAAGAAGATCTAGAAGTTGTGAAAGAATGGTATGGCTACAACAATACTCTTGCAGCATCTGCTCACAGAATATTGAC